ACTTCCCATGCTTCGGAATTATCAATCCAAAATCTATGTCTATCACGTTTTAATCTTACGTGATGAATAACAGTTGAGTGATCTTTGCCACCCATAACTTCTCCAATTTTTGGATAAGATAAAACTGTTATATCTCTAAGCAAGTTCATTATAATACTTCTAGATATAGCTAATTTTCTAAATCTACAATCGGAATATAATTCTTTTTCACTAACTTGCATTATTGAAATAACTGAGTCTATAATGAAATCAATTTCATCTTTAACATCAACATGTTTTATGTTTTCAGATTTAGTTTGATAAATTCTAATTAAAGAATTTGTTTTATGTGTCATTGCTGCACGATACCCAGCTTTAAAACCAGCTTGATAAATTATGGTATCTTCATAACTCGGGTTTTCGTACATAATAGGTTTAAGCCGCATTTTAATATCGGCTTTAATATTTTTAGGTATCACTGTTTATCTACTCCTATTACTTTTACAGTTCCTGAAGCAAAGTTTGCATTTTCAAGATCTTCTACTCTATGATCTTTTTCTGCAATCATTGCTTTGATTGCTCGTTTAGCTTGTTCTTCGGATGCAGCACTAATTGGTACTTGCCAATATTCTTCATCCATAACTGTTACTAAATATTTTTTCATTAGATCATTCCTTTCCAGTAATTACTATTTAACATATTAATTACTTTTTGTTCCCTTCTTCGTATGACCAATTGTATTTGACCTCTTGTAATCGGGTGTGAACTCCAATGAGTTGCTGTTTGATAAACTGCAAACATTGTATGACCATATGAAGAAGAATATCTATTCCAAAGGTCACCCAAGTCACGCATTGCAATATCACTAGTACCATGCGATAATAGATTGTGTGTAACTCTGGCCAGTGTGTTCTTAAATAAGTATTGAACTTCTGCATCATTTACCTTTCGTTGTAATAGTTTAAACAGATCATTACCTAATTGTTCTTGTGCATCTAATCCTGATGCAAACATATCAGATGTATATTCTGTTTCTTTATTTGTATTATGTCTATTGTACACTTTGAATTGCCATTCAGGTCGTACCATACCATTCATGCAAAGTACATAGACAGAACCAAAAATAATTTGTTCAGCCCATTGGCTATCATAACTTGCATAAATTCTTAAATGCGGGACTGTTTTTTCTTTGTAGTGGTCTTTGACAGGTATGCCTTTATCCCAAAAATAAACATCCCTTTTAAACTTGCCACCATTAGGACTAACCCAATCATGAACAGTAATTTTGATATTAGCCATATTGCCATCAAAATAGTTAAAAATGCTTTCATTAACTTTCTCCACTAAATGTTCGTATTGTCTTACTTTGTATTTGTCAGATACAACAGATAATGGTTTACAATTATCTTCTCTGACAAGAGCATATCTATTCGGTATTTCTATTTCTTCTTCATACGTTCCACGATTTTGATTGAAATGTATGGGTTTTTTAACAACATTAAACATTGCACTGCTATCAATTGTGCGTAGTGCATTTAAGTCTGTTATGTTATTCAATGCATTCATTTGTACACCTTTCTATTGAAGCCCTGTACGACTTACATACCTAAACTTACACAGGGCTTCGCAAATTTAGTGCTGCTTTTTTACCCCCCAAGAACGGGCTCAAACCGCCTAAGCAGCGAACTTGGTGTTAATACCACAAACGGAGATATGTGGCCTAGGATCTCTTTCTAGCTTGATCAAGTTTGTATTCTGTTCTTGCTTCAATTGCCATGTCAATTGCCATTGCAATATCAACTGTGCCCATGCCTAGTTGATGCAAACCTTGTACAAACTCATCTTTTTCAATTTTGCATTCTGCATAATCATTTTCTAATTTGTCAAATGCATCTTGCCATTGTTGATCTGAACTCATTTATACTCCTTAGTTAAAAAATTTACTTTTATCTTTCTTTTTAACAACCTCATATGGAAATTCAAGTTTATCTGGCATATGACTTTTAACTGCATTGTATATGCCAACGATAATTCTTGCGATTGTTTCAAAAGGTAAATTTAACACTCTCAACAATTGTAAGAACGCTAGTTTACTCATTATCATTGTTAACCATTTCATTTGTTTCTCCTTTCATTTGTTATCTCGTATGCTAAATCAAAAAACTGTTTCAACGCATCTGGATTAGCTTGTGTTGTATTTAACTGTTTTTTGAATGCTCTTATAACATGGATAACTTCCATGTTCATTAACTTAATTACTTCTTGACCAGATTCGGAATAATACTCGGTATTATCACCATCTAAATCGCTGGGTATTGCTCTTTTATCTAGTACCGATTGGATTTCTAAAAATTGCCATACTTTCATTGTTCATCTCTCCATTTTCCATTTCGGTATTCTACCTCATCTAATGTAGCCATACATCCGATTACACCGATTGAAATTATTATTATTACACTTAATACATAAATTACTGAACTCATTGTACTCTCCTTTCATTTGGCTCTTAACAATAAAAAAAGCCCCGTGATACCGAAGTACCACGAGGCATAGGATATATATGAAAAAGTTATACTGTTTTCTTAACAGTTTTTAATGCTTCTTGCAATATAGCCATTTTATATTCTTTAGTTACATCTTTGCCTGTTTTCTTCTTGTTAGAATAAGGCATGTACTTTTCTTGTGTAACTTTCTCATAGAACGCTTTAGACTCATTGTAATAATGTTCTGCACGTTCTAGTGAAGCTTCTTGTCTAAGCTTAGTTTTTACAAGTCTATTGACTTTTTCCATATGGATCTCAGTACCATTTTCTTGACTTGCAAGATCTCTGATCTGTTGCAACGTCTTGTCATACTGGTTTTGAATCCATGTAAGATTTGAGTACCAGTAGTTAACATAACCAGCCATATTCATTCTGGCGTTATATTCCCAACCTTCCTCATCAATTAGTACAGCCATTTCTTGCATACCTGCACGAACAGCTTCACTAATTGCTTTCTTGTCAATAGACGCATCCATTTGGTCTATTTGACTTTGTTCTCTGCATGTTTGATAGTCAACAGTAGTAGTCATATTATACTCCTTGGTATATAGTTTGTAGTTCTTGATCATACTGATCTACCAGATCAGCATCACCTTGCATTTCTGCATGTTCTCTTAGAACATTTAGTTCTTGTACTCTTTTAACACCATGTTCATCCAACTTGATGTTATAGTATGTTATTATGTCGTGTATGTTCATTGTATTACCTTTCTGTTATAGTTTAACAAACCTACACAAGGTTTCGCCAAACAAAACGAGGGGGTCACCTCATGGGCAATGCGACAGAGGGTTGCATCTTCAGATGCGACTAGTCTGTTGCATTGAGGCAACAGCCGACCATGAAGGGGGAGTCCTTGTTATTGTAGCGAACCCGTGTGTAGAGGGGGCCCCATAGCGACCATCCCAAAGCTAATACGAACCCCATCTACCTATGGGGGTGAGTATGCATGGGAGCGTATGGGGTGTGTGCGAGGCACTTGCCGAGCACTCCGCTTTTTTTTCTTTTGTGAAACACAGCGATAGTGATCGTTACCCGAATGGGCCAAGACCGAAGGGCTTGGGTGCGAAGCACTAGAGCACGGCTATCGCCACGCACATTGTTGCACAGCTAAACAAGATCTTGTGTATTGACATAGTCTAGCAACACAGGATATAGTCTGCGTTAAGAAAGAGAGTTGACAACTAAAAGCAAGTGTTTATACTTGCGTACTACGTAACGCATGACGAACAAACTAGATACATTAACAGATAAGCAACGATTGTTGGTTGATACTATCGTAGCGGAAGGATGTAGTATTAAGGAAGCTGCTAAAAAGGCAGGATATTCAAGGAATGGGAGTGAAGAAGCAGGAAGAATAAGTGCTTCACGTACACTACGACTTCCAAAGGTACAGCAATACATGCAATCACGTATCGCAGACACTTTAGGTCTAGGTGCAGTGAGGGCTTCTAAGAAATTGATTGATCTCACCCAATCAGCTAAGAGTGAGTATGTACAACTAGAGGCAGCCAAGGATATTCTAGATCGTACAGGGATGAGAGTACCAGATAAGGTCAAGCATTCTATAGAAGGGGATATTAAGATTAATATAGATCTATCCTAGTCGGCACTAGGATATCTTTAGACAAACCTTATAGTTAGAGGGGTACCCCAAAACTGTAAGTGTTTGGATAATGAGTGATAGTACACACACAACAGAGGTTCAAAAAAGTACATTGACCCCAGATGTGAGTTTCGGTATAGGATAGTTTATGAAATCATACAAAATAACGATTTGGTCATCTACTGATCCCAACCAAAAGAAGGAGATCATTATAGAAGCGGCTAATGAAATCCATGCTTGTCAGTATGCGAGTGCAGCTTTAAGCATGGGTCAACGAGGAACGTTTGAGGAAATAGATGGTAAAGAAAGTATATCAGAATCCTAAAGGTGGATTAAACAAAGCAGGTAGAGAATACTTTAAAAGGAAAGAAGGGGCTAATCTAAAACCACCTGTTAAAGATACACCAAAGAAAGATAGCAAACGATTTAGACGTAAAGTTAGCTTTGCTGCAAGATTTGCAGGAATGAAAGGCCCAATGAAAGATAGCAAAGGCAGACCAACAAGAAAAGCACTTGCCTTAAAAGCTTGGGGCTTTGGCTCTGTAGAAGCGGCAAGAAACTTTGCAAACAGGCACAAGAAATCATGAAGTGGTTAGATAAAATTATTTTTAAAATTAAGGTATTCTTTGTAGAACTTAAAAACAAAAGGAATAACAATGGCTAAACAAGGACTATATGCTAACATTAATGCCAGAAAGAAAAAAGGCATTTCAAGACCAAAATCAAAATCAACAATATCTCCTAAAGCTTACAAAGCTATGAAAGCTGGATTTAAGAAGAAAGGATAATTATGGTTGCAAAGTTAGGCACAGGACAAAGATTCAAAGCTTTAACTGCTAAGCTTAAAAAACAAGGGGTGAAAGATCCCAAAGCACTCGCTGCTGCTATTGGTAGAAAGAAATATGGCAAGAAAAAGTTTCAAGCTATGGCAGCTAAAGGTAGAAAAAAAGCTTAAATAAACTATACAATAACCATGTCATTTATAGACACATTATCCATTAAGGATCGTAATAGATTACGTGCAATAGTTAAAAAGGTTCATCTTTCGTACTACCCAACAGATATGATTAATAACTATGAAGCTGATAAGCTTATAGATTCTTTTGGTGAACAAACTGTCTATGAATTACTTAAAGCAAACATAGATAGTAAAAACATTGACTGATTTTAAATATAAACCAGACGGACAGGTTTTAAAAAATTTTATGAAATCTGAAGCTTTCTTCAGAGGATTAAGAGGGCCTGTTGGTTCTGGTAAATCTGTTGCTTGTTGTGTAGAAATATTTAGAAGATGTTTATCTCAGAAAAAAGGTAATGATGGTAAACGTAAATCTAGATGGGCAGTAATAAGAAATACAAACCCACAACTCAAAACAACTACAATTAAAACTTGGATTGATTGGTTTCCTGAAGGTACATGGGGAAACTTTGCTTGGTCTGTACCTTATACCCATAGATTATATTTTGGAGATGTAGAAGCTGAAATAATATTTTTAGCACTTGATAGACCAGAAGATGTTAAAAAATTATTATCTTTAGAACTTACAGGTGTATGGGTTAATGAAGCTAGAGAAATACCTAAATCTATTATTGATGCTTGTACAATGAGGGTAGGAAGATATCCATCTATGAAAGATGGTGGTGCATCATGGTATGGTGTTATCTGTGATACCAACGCACCTGAAGAAGATCATTGGTGGCCTATTATGGCAGGTGATGTTCCTACACCAGATCATTTATCTAGAGAAGAAGCATTAATGCTAGTCAAACCTGATAACTGGGATTTTTTTACACAGCCACCTGCATTAACACCTATTATGGATGGAGATATGGTTGTTGGTTATGAAGGTAATCAATTAGCAGAAAACAAAAAATATATAACAGAAAATTATTATAATAATATTATTAGAGGTAAAACCAAAGGATGGATAGATGTTTATGTATTAAATAAACTAGGATCTATTGAAGAAGGTAAACCTGTCTATATGAACTTCAAAGAAGAAACTCATATTGCAAAAGAGAAATTAGAAATAAATAAAAACCTACCAATCTATTGTGGTATTGACTTTGGTTTAACACCTGCTGCTGTATTTGGTCAGAAAACAGTATTAGGTAAATGGAATATTATAGCTGAGTTAGTTTGCTTTGATATGGGTGTAACTAGATTCTCAGAATTACTTAGATCAGAAATTGCTAAACTATTTGCTGGAATGGAAATAAATATGTATGGTGATCCTGCTG